ATCACCGACCGTGACCTCAATGAGAGGCTTGTCCGCCGTGCCCGCCTTGACCTTGAAGGGCCAGTGCGCCATATCGGACTTCACGGAGGCATCGGTGACCTTGCGGCCAATAAGACGCTTGGCATCGAAAACGGTATTCTTAGGATTCGCCGCCGCCTGGCTCTTCGCAGCGTCACCGATGAGACGCTCATCCGCTGTGAAGGCCACATAGGATGGCGTAGTCCGGTTCCCCTGGTCATTTGCAATAATCTCTACACGACCATTCTGCCAAACACCCACGCAGGAGTATGTAGTACCGAGGTCAATACCAATTGACGGCATCTTATAGATAATATACGTTGAAAGTTTTTAAGTATAACGCATGGGTCTAAATACATATTCTTACTTGAAGTTAGATGTCAGAAATCACTGAGCAAATCTGGGTCGGCTCGTATGGAGATAGTTGCAATGAGGCCTTTCTGTCAGAACGCAGAATTACCCATATTCTATCGTGTGCAGATGAGTTTCCAGATTCAAGGAGACTCCCATCCTATAAGATACCCATCGTGGATGATGTCGCGGATGAAAAAACAAAGGGTTTATTCCTAGAAGCAGCTGCAAAAATAAATGAATGGTTATCTCAGAATGATAATGAAAAAAGTGAGAGACGTATTATAGTTCATTGTTTTGCGGGTATGAGCCGCTCTGTATCAGTGGTAATTACGTATTTTATGGTTTATAAGGGGTGGTCATTTCAAATAGCCCTAAATCATTTGAAGCTTCGTCGTCGCCAGACGAAGATTCATCCGGATTTTATTCCGATTTTGAAGGAGATTCATATGGATTTGGAATTAAACCGCGCTCTCACCAGTGGGTGATGGCGGGTTGGACTTGTAATAGACACCCGCATCAACCGTGACAGTTTTTGGCGTCTTAACCTCTAGAGCATCAGTTGCATCCTTCGGCCAAGGTGTCTTTGACGCAGGAGGCTGCTCCGTCTCCTTCATAAAGCGCAGCATATTTGATACACTATACTGCGCCTTCAGATAATCCGTAATCCACGAAATCACCTCCATCAAATGGAGCGACTTGTTCTGGGGGCGGAGCGTGGCCAGATAGTACTTGTGCATCTCGAAGATGAGCGGCTGAACGGACTTCGGCAGCTCCTTGAACGCCACGCTGTGCTCCTTGTGGCACCTGCAATACCACGTATAGAGCGTCTTCGTCGCCGTGCGGTAGTCACGCTCGAACCCCTGGAAGGCATCGTTGTCCTCCGCGTAAATACGGAGATACTCCTGCACACGCTTCTGCGAACGGAGGCGCAGAAAGCGACCAAGAGCATTGGACTCCGTTCCACGGAGGTCACGGCGCACACGGTCGTGGTCACCATTGCGGAAGCGCCAACGCTGCGCTCCAGCGCCATTGTGAACCACCAGACCCTGCCAGTACCACGGCTTAGTGGAGCGAATCTCCTCAAACTTTGCCTTCATCTGAGCCCAGTCAGCAGGAACAAAGGAGTCATCGTAACTCTTCGGCTTCCACGAGGAAGGAAGATCCTGGGTAATGAACTCTACCGTGCCGTCGTTGAGAACGACACCACGATAGATTGCCCAGAGATTCGCCTTCTCAACCGTGCGAACCACACGGTGCTCAGGGTGTGCAAGAACCAGTGACATAAAGGTCGCCTGTACGCTGTCATCTGATGACGGATCCTGAATCATCCCCGAAATGTCACCAAGAGAGGAATCCTTCTCCTGAAGCGCCTCGTCGAACAGCTGACGGAATGACTTATCGCTGTAGAACTTGCCATCCGCATCAATACGACTGCGTGTTGAGACATACGTCTGAGAGTCACCCTTAGAGCGGAAGATATTCATCATTACACCCTCTACAAAGTCCTCAACACGCAGACCCGTTCCCATAGGCACCTTCTGGTCACGACGTGCAGCGAAGGGGGCGACGCAGCAGGGGCGATTGGCCTTCGTATCCCAGACAACGGAGCGACACGCCTGGCGAAGCTCTGATATTGGCTCCTTTTCGGCCTTCTCACCTAGAGTCTCCTGGGTTACTAGATCGTCCTTCTCGCGACTATTACGGAGAATGACATACGGGCTATCCTCCGTCTCAATGATATCAATCTCTGGCTCGACCTCCTGCAGCCAGGTCTTCAGATCGGACCACGAGGAGTACTTTGCAGCCAGGTCAGCGAAGATAGACAATGTAGACATACTAGGTACAGAAGTAACGACCATCGTGTATATGGTAAATAAAAAGCGCGACTACAAATCAATTTTTTAGGCTACTCATCAATAGATGGAGGGTTCGGAAGATATAAAATTAACAGAAGCCTTCGGATCGGAAGAAGGCCCTGTAATTGAACTTGGAGACCGAATCCGAATCTTCGGTGGAAAATACGACAAGACAACTGGGCGTGTAATCTATCGTACAACGGATGAAATCCATATTATTCCAGAAGGTCTCACAAATAAGGCGATTGAATTCCAGCTCACCGAGGAAGGCTTTGACCCCGAATCTGGCGTAGAATCTGTTGAAATTCTGCAGAAACGCAAGAAGCCTGAACTCATTGAAATCCTGGATCTCCACGTGGACCAGGATCTGGAAACCTTCGATGCAGATGGTGAACCCCTGTCAAAATATAAGATTGTTAAAATTATTCCCGAAAATGATTCCATCGTTGTGCAAAACGAGGATGAAGGCGAAGTTGTCTTAGAATTCGGATTCCGTGGTATTCCTAAGGATTTACCCTTTCGTGTGGTTCGTAGTCGCCAGGCGACTGAGAAGCCGATGGCTCAATTACTTGAAGGAGAGCAAGCAGAGCTTGAAGGAGAAGAAAATGAATTCAATGATGAAAATCAAGGCACTGAGGGCATCGATGCTGAAACAGGCGAAGTTATAGAACAAGCCGATTTCACCTTCCTAGATGATGAACTGGAGGCTCCGGCTGAAGATGATGAAGGTGTTGAGAGACTCGTAGAAATCCCTACATCCGAGCGCACCTATTCCAATGATACACAAAAGAACGAGGCCTATACCGATCTCCTTTCGCTCAACACCGCCGCAATGCAGAAACTCGCAGAAACTCAGAGAGCCGCTAGAATCCTAACGGAACTCTTTTTCCAACTTCGTGCCTCTATCCTACGCACATCTGAAGACGGAACTCCCAAGGGTGTGAAACCCACCAGTATTCAGACACTCGTAGATGCCTTAGAATCAAGACTTCTAAGCTTATCTCGTTGTATCGTTGATGTTGATAAGATAATCTATCACGATATGAATGTTGAGACGGACCCCCAGCCGAGTCAATTAGATGGACTCAGGGTGCAGCCCTTGAAGGAAAAGATTCTATTATCCGTTGAGTACCTGGAATCATCCAATGATATGAATGGCCAGAAATTTTTGTCATTCTTCAATGGATACTTGAATCGCTTCGGAGCTAGCTGGCGTGAGGCCGCTTCACCCCGTATAGCGTTTCAACGTGATGAAGAAGCCTTTCGCTCACACGGGCCCTGGAATGAATCATCGGTTCAAGGATATCCTTCAGGTCTCCCTGAAACCAAGAAAGGCTATGTCTCAGCCGACATGGTGACTGAAATAGGATTGTCCATTGTGCGCGGGCTCAAGGCTACACGCTCAAGAAATCAACTCATACAGATTGGTGAAGAAGCGGCTGTAAGTGGCTATGTAGTCTTTCCACTTTCTTACGCGTATGCGTTAACAACTGAACGCACGGAATCACTGATTTATGATGTCAAAGATAGTCTGAAAAATCTGGAAACGATGGCGGCGTTTTTTAAACGAACCGGCGAAATTGCAGATATTCCATCTGCAAATCACGCCTTCCTAATCAGTGTAGACGGCGGTAGTCTTGGAAATATTCCACTCCGTGACTACTTGAAGGCTCTTAATATTCGCGCGGAGGGAATGGGAGATATTTGGCCTCTTCAGACGGTCCTCGGCCTCAAGGAACGCGAATGGACCATTGACCAGCAGCAAGTTCTCACGGAGGCCATCAAGGAAACGCAGAATCAGATTATGGCGGAAATTCTCAGACAGCGTGAGGTTCTCGCCCAGCAGGTCTCTCAGCCTCCTGCAGTCCAAGGAATTCAGATGACTCCCGATGGTGCCGCGATGATTGAGAAGCTCGGCACGGAACCAGCCCTCCGTGAGATCCAAGACCAGATTAAGGCCCAGATGCCTGCCTTCGCCAATAGCGATGTGGCAATGGTGGGTCTTCTTCTTAGACAGCACCCTGAGCTATCTTTCGCGCAACTCGCAGAGCAACCGGCGGCCCTGACACGCACACGGATGAAGTATGCCCGTGAAGAGTATTTGAAGATTCTCAAGGAGAAGATGGCCTTGAAGAATCGCCTTGAATTCGCCGGTGAGCCACCGGTCCCCGTTGATTGCCCACACGTGAGACCCTTGGCGATGATTCGCAAGGTCAAGGATGATAATACACGCTTGGCTCTTCTAAGTAAGTTCTTGACGACCTTCCAGGGAGTCAAGGAAGATTCCTGGGTCAAATGCAATTCGGGGGACCACAACTTACTCTGCGTGCACGAGCTTCTTCAGATTTACCAGTATCTCAGACCAGGCGATGTGGCCGCCTTGAACAAGGAGATTCAATTGAAGTTCGGTGGTGGGCAATTCCAGGGGTTCTACATTTGCCGCAACTGTGGTCAACCCATCAGCGAATTGGAATACGATACTCACATTGAGTTCGACGACAATGGAAAGCCGATGATGGGTCGCTCTGAGCTTGTCGACAAGGATGCAATCACCCAGGAAAACATTGAGCAACTCATTGGACCCGAAGGGGATGTAGAGGATGATGATGCATTTGACAATGAGACGAAGAAACTCATCTATGCGACGGCGAAACAGCTCGCCGATAAACTCTTTGCGCCTCTGGAGAAGGAGGATTTCATTATCGTAGTCAATCGCGCCTACGGAATTATCCAGCAGATTCCTGCACGTGACCGCTATATTAAAATCCAGGAAGCTCAACGGAAATCAAAAACGATATCAGCCGCCACCGCATCTACAGATTACGATGTCTACATTAATAAGGCAATGGTATGCGCCACTGCCGTTCATCTCTTGCTTTTCATCCAGGGGAAGACTCCAGATATTATCCTACGTGGAACACCGATGGGATGCCGAAGTCTCGGTGGTCAGCCCCTGGAACCTGAGGGTGGCACACAAGGCATCCAGTGTGTCGTTTCAGTCATCTCATCCTTCCAGAAGGATTCACCCCCCTGGAGTCTCACGCAATTCCAGCGTGAGGCGGATGATACGACGAGACAGAAGATGATTATGGAAGTGTTTGAGCCGATTATGAGAGCGTCCTTGCAGGACCCGATGATTTTACAGGCGCTTTCAAAGAAGCGCGATTACAGACGCAAGGTTCTAGGAGCGGCAGGTGGTCAGGGTCGCCCCGATGAGCAACTCCCTGATAATTTCGCGCCCATTCCCTACGCTCTAAAAGAGGAGGATTTCGTAGAGAAGGTCATCGTTCCTGAGGCGGCTTCTCAGGAGGACCGCGCAGAGCTCTGGATTCGCCAGGGCAATGCCATCGCGAAGAAGAATAAGTTGCCGATGCCGCTCGTCTTCAATGAGGCCTCGTGTTGCTTAACACCACTGGAGGACTTAGAAAAATTCTGGGAAACCTCCAAGCAAAGTCTTCCTCCCTTCCCGAAGCGCACGGGAATCAAGGCGCCTCCTAAGATTACACGTGCCGAGCCGACGATGATTCCATCGCAGATTATGCGCCCCTTACCGGATCCTCCAGAGAATAGTTATTATACGCTGTTCTTGAAAGTCTGTTATGATGGAGATAAGAAGGGCTATAGTCACGAGTTTGGTCTGACCCACAAGTGTATGTGGTGTGACCTCCAGTTACCGAAGGAAATGGAACTTCTAACACCGGATCAGGGCTTGGCGGCCATTGAGGAGCAGGGTGTGGAAGTGACGAAGGAGACCTTCGAGGACCTTCTCAATGAGGTACACAAGGTGAATTCCTTCAAGACCAAGCTTCTCTTAGAGGTTCCAGGGCCCTTAGATAACTGGACGTCCTTGATGGAGATGGAGCCTGAGCCGGCTCTAGGGTACAGAGAGGTGATGGATAAGACGCAGGCGGCCTTGATGGCCTTACCGGTAGATGCGAAGATTGAGAATGTTGCCTTGGCCTTGTCGGATTTTTCGATCTTAGCAGGTGATTTAGAATCGGCCTGTAAGATTCGTTTATCGTCTGTGCAGCACGAAATGCTTGATTCGATTGTTGAAGATGGAGCGGAATCAATCGTCAGATTCCTGCAGTCGTATATGATGGTTCCATTGAAGCAACGTGTAACGAACCAGAGTTCTATGGTATCCATACCGAAGGCGTGGGAATTGAGCGAACAACACAAGACTGACGTTGTAAATATCCTGGCGAATCACCGTGGCTACTTGGCGAAGTTCAATAAGGTCAATATAACGCCGTGGCTCAAGGCAAAGATTGAAACCTTCCTTGTACAGGCCAGGTCTATAATCAATAAGCTGGAAATTCTTCGTCCGTTACAGGTCCCTGGTGGAAAGCAGACGTATGTGTTCTTCTTGAAGTTCTGTCTGTTCGCGCCTTTGGCGAATTTCGTGGATCCGAATATTTTGCCTATTGACAAGGGCGAACTTCCTGAATCGCACGTGGAGCAACAGGCGCTTTTTCCCGCGAAATTCGTGGCGGATATGCTAAACCGTTTTAAGGAGGAAGGATTCCGTTATACTCCTGAGCAAATCCGCGAACTCATTGCCAAGCGCAATGAAATGGAGAAATCCAATATCATCAAGAAGATGAATGTGATGTCTCGTGCAGGCAAGGATATTGAGAAGATTAAGATGCGACTCGGTCTTGGAGACTGGTCAGTGGGTGGAACGAAGGGTGTCTATGCTTATGATCAAGATCGTTACGATATTGAGCGCGAGCAGCGTGCGGAGGCGGGCATCATTGATTTCCCTGGGCAGGGGCCAGATGGATACAATGATGGTCAAGGCGAGGGGGGGTATGGCCAAGGTCTAGATGGCCTTGGATATTATAATACAGATGGGGATGAGGCGGGTTACATTGGAGATGAAGACCTGGCTGGTATTATGGGATTTGATGAGGAATAAAGCTGGTTTAAATACATATATCGAATTCTATAATCAGAATGAGTAATAAACATTACATTTGCTCGTTAACAACGATACCGAGCAAATTTAATACCTTATATAAATCAGTTGATAGTTTATTAAATCAGACGATTCCACCTACGAAAATCGTAGTGAATATACCGAGAACATATTCTCTCAGATTTAACAATGCAGAAATACCTGAAGAAGACCTGAATGAATTCCGCACAAGGTATTCAAATACGTGTGTGACCTTAAATATGCTGGATACAGATTATGGTCCAGGAACGAAGCTCCTTGGATTATTGAGTTACATGGATTTAAATGAATTCAATGATGATTTGTATACTATTTTAGTCGATGATGATGTGATATATAAGGCATATATGATAGAGTTTTTTAATCTATTTTTAAAAGACTATGAAAATACTCGTAGTGCATCGTACTGTGTCTATACCGTGGATAATATGCGAGATTTTCACATTGCACAAGGAGTTGATGGGTTTTTAATCCAAAGCAGCATCTTAAGAAAATTCATTGAATACTACGCAATAATCAAGGATAATGAATATATACATTATCACGATGATTACTATATTTCATATTATTTGAGATTAATGAATGTCTATATACATAATGTGGTATCACCTTATAATTCCAATATATATGAGCCAATTGATTCATCTCATACAAATGCCCTATCGAGACTAGATGGTAAATTTTCAAGGCGAAACTTAAATAATATCTTGTATGAAGTATTTAGTCAATTCCAGAATGAAGGAGCATTTCTGCAGATTATGGCAGGATGAAATTTAGGAAGAACCGTTAGATGAGGCGACTGATTGTCGCAGGATTATTATATTTAACAGGGATTGCCGTTGTCCTCTTAATTAAACCACTGTATATGTTCAAAGAAGACGGGCGTTGGAAGGAATTCGGTATTGGTCGTGACCCGGATCATTTTACCTATATTCCCTTCTGGCTCTTTACAATTGTCTGGTCCTTAGTCTCGTATGTCATCATTCTTTTTGTTGAAGATGCTCTGTACATTCCAAGTGGTGAGGTTGATATGCCGAGAGCCAAGGCAAATGTGCGAAATGCGAAACAGGCCAAGGCGGTTCAAGAGTTAACTCCCGGGTACTATATGCTCAATGAGTCATCTACGGGCCGCGACGGCGTACCTCGATATGTCTACTTAGGACCATCGCCTGATGATGAATAAGGCACTTGAGATTACTTAGGGCAGAGCTGAGCAAGACTATTCAAGAGTCCCTGGGAATACATTCCAATCCAGAAGGTGTAAAACGCAGATGAGAAGCCGTTGCGAGTGGCAGTGGGAGCTGCTTGTACGAGGCCTTCAATAGGCCATCTGAGACCAGGGATTAAATACAGCAGGAGCCACATTGCATAAAAGGGTGCAGGAACGACCGCGACCCTCTGAAGTTGAATTAGCCATTGGATTTTAGAACAACTCAATTGCTGAATCAAACAATTGCTGCCGAATGAGAGCACTACGGCCAAGAGGGGTAGGATAACCATAGGGCCAAGCCATTGAGGGGCTCCTGGTATTCCGTGATTCATTTCCCAAAATAGGATGAATAGGGCAAGAATAATGGAAACCAGTAAGGCAATCGCAATACGAATTCCACCGTTTACACCTGAGGACTTTACATCGCCACCAACGGTAGCCATTCTGTTTCAGCAATAGAAAACTCTACTTAGAAAAACCCGGTTGAATCAGAAAGAGAGATGCTGGACTCAAAATTTTTCAGAAAGGCAAAGAGAGTCAACCGGGCAGTTGAAATCACTGACACAGAGGCAGTCATTCCGGCTGTTCGCGATAGTGCAGAAATCAGAGTCGCCTTACCCAATCGTAGACCGAAGACCTTTGAGGAACGCCAGCAGGTGATAGATGGTCGCCGCCAGGAAATTGCTGCCCTCGAGGAGGAGATAGAAGTGGAGCGTAAGAAACTCCTTGAACTCGTGAAAACCTATAAGACAGTCGGAGCAGGTGTTGCGGAAGTGGTTGTTCAAAATCTGAAGATTAAGGAATTAATGGAACGCCGAGCCGCTCTGGCGAGACCTGAGACCTGGGTTGAGGAACTGAAGGGACTTACGTTTAAGGATGTCTTTGCAAGCAAGCGCGATGTACGCAAGATTGGTGCACCGGTCTATCAGGTGAAACGTCGCGTAGAGCCTATTACAAGCCTCTATGTTGACTTAGGTGCGGCTGGTCAGGCAGCGACCGCACAGGCGGAGCAAGCGGCAGCTACTTTGGCACAAAAGACAGCGCAAAAGATTGCTGCGCAAAAAGCTGAAGCCACAGCTACAGCAGCACCACAAACAGCGCAAAAGACCATTGCAGAGCAACAGTTACAGGAAGCCGCACAAAAAACTGCCAAGGCAGCTCAGGGAGCCATCATCGGGAGAAAGATATTTAAGTTGAAGAAATAAGGTGTATCTAAAATTAGAATGGCGACTGAAAGTATATCCCCTGAAGCAATAAATGAATTTAGGAGAATATCAAATGATAGAACACAAAAACAGCAACTCGAAATTGCTATAATGAATGATCCCGAATTTCCAGGTATTATCAAAACGAATCAAGTTGCAATGTTTGATTTTGACCAATTGTATTGGTCAGAGAGTGATTTGTACGGCTCACAGGGTGATTTAACTCGTTTTATAAAATATGTAATTGATGGTATCCCAGAAAGTGGTCCCGCAACAAAGGCTCAATTATTTGAAGCCAAGAATCAATTGATACGTGTTTTTAATAAGGTATTATTGGCTAGATTGAGGCTAAGAAATGTAGAAGCCTTGAACAAAACACTTGGTAAGCCTTATACCTCAGATACTATAGGACAACTTCCTCAAAATTCAGTATTTGAAATTCAAAAATTTCTATCTGGAAAAACACCAAATAAACCTACAAGAGAAAATGCAAGGGCAGGTAGAAGTTATAACGTAATGACACAATCAGTTGTAAGACAACTTAGAAATAATTTTGGTAAGGGTGGCTCACGTAAGACACGTAAAATACGTAAGTTGCGTAAGACACGTAAACAGTAAACAGTAAACAGTAAACATTAACCCGACAAAGGATACTCCTTCAATTTCCGCTCGTTCTTGTCGCAAGACACCTGCTCAACCTTATATCTATAGCACGCTCCATTTGGGTCCTTATAGACAAGGGCATCCACCGTTGTTGGATGAGGATATTTGTAAATAACCTCATGCATACCACGCCCACCCAATGCAATATACGCAAGTCCAAGTGTGACACCCGCCGCGAAGGGCATCCAATGGAAGAATTGGAACGTTGCTACCATCTTATCCTAACGTTGTTGTAGAAGTAAAAGATGATAAGCGATGCATTGAATAAACCTGTCTTCGGAATTATCGTATCCTTTATGCTTGGCCTGGCCATCGTAATGGTTGTAACTCCGATGTGCCGTGGAAAGGATTGTATGATTGTCAAGGCGCCTCCTCTGCACGAGGTGAATCACTCGGTCTATCACATTGCAACCAAATGCTATACCTTTGAGGCGGTTCCTATGGACTGCCCCGCCACGGGTGCGATAGAGGCCTTTGAGAATCAACGTGTTTGACGCGTCTAGTATGCCCGGGTTTCTTTACACCAGACAAAAAGAATGGCTAACGCGGGAACTCTCTTATCAGACCTTGATGGGAAGGCTCCGCTTTCTGGCGATGGCGACCTCGTAAAGATGATTTACCAGGAGATGAATACGGGGAATGATATGCGTCCGGGTGTACCCACAATGGGTATGCCTTCCGCTGCAGCGCCAGGAGGAATGAGCGGCCAAATGATGCCGATGCCTCCCCCTCAGCAATCCACGCAACACTATCAGATGGATCCCGGCCCAGCGACTGCGCATATCATTGGAGGTCAGCACCCAACATCCGCCGACTTCGCCCAGATGCTTCAGAGTTCTACCCCGGGATTTGCTGCTGGAGGAAACTGGGGACCTGCTTCTGGAATGCCCACAAATACACAGCAGGCGCAACTTGCCGCGCAGATTGCCTCTATGCAGGCCAGTCAAGGCAAGGCCTGGAGTCACTACATCGCCGAGGAAATGAAGGTACCTATCCTGATTGCGATCCTGGTGTTCGTAGTGAATCTGCCCTTCCTAAGTGTTCTCGTGGCTCACTATGCACCGTGGATGTTGAAGTCTTCCGGTGATATGAATGTCTATGGACAGATATCAAAGGCCTTGCTAGTGGGCGGTTTATTTTGGGGTTCCAACCGCATAATTCTTCCTTTACTAGGCTAGTAATAGATGAAGCTTCCTTCAGTGAAACTCAATTCAATCCTAGGATACGTATTGATTGGCATAGTATTTGGACTTCCTTATGGACTCCTAAAATTCAAGGCGGCCCTAGCCACAGCCCTAGTGGTGTTGTCTTCAGGCTTAGTTGCAATGTTACTTAACAAGTCTGACAAGTTTGTATATGTAGTCCTTGTATCTGTAATGGTTGCAATGGTTCTAGCCTTCAAGTATGGCGCCTTGAATGAGGGATTTTTAGATGCAAGTCCCGAGGAACTCGCGAATCTTATGAATAAGATGACTGAAGAAGAAGATGAAAAGGAAAAGGAAGGATTTTCATCATTTCCATCGCTTTCCGGCCTATCTCCTGTGATAGAGGGTTACGAGGATGTAAAGAAGGAGAAGAACGAAACACAAGCTCCGGCTCCACAGAAGGAGGAACTCCCAATGCCCTTCAAGCTCGGTGAGATTCCTTCCCAGGTAAAGAACGGCCCCCACATTGATGCGGGTTCCACGTTGATGAAGGCGATCAAGAGTTTGAATCCTGACCAAATCAATGCGATGACAAAGGATACTCAGCAGCTCATTGAGACACAGAAGAGCTTAATGGGTATGCTTGGAACAATGAAGCCGATGTTGAATGACGGAAAGCAATTGATGGAGACCTTCCAGCAGATGTTCCCTCAGTAGTTTAGAAGTGAATTATGCCTAGACACTGTCCCCCAGGGATGGTATGTTTCCCAAATCATTTTAATGTAATTTCGTGGCCTTCGGTGACTTTGGTGTTGATACTCCTTGTCACGGTGGGGCTTATTACATGGTCTCTCCGTAACGAGACGAAGGTAACAACCGATATCTTTGCACAACTTTTGTCTAGAGGTGGGCAAGGGGCAACTTCAGTGAATGTGCAATCAGGTGATGACCGATATACACGCGCACCTGAAGCCGAGCGGCTCTGGGACACCGGCCCAGATTTGTCGCGCATTCCATCGCCTTCAGCACCATTCAATATTCCGACACAGGGTCTTCCTGAGGCCTATCAGTCAATGGGAATCGTGAAGACCCCAGACGGTAAGTTGCTTCCCTTGTATGGTCGCAGATCCATATCATCCCGTGACCGCTACAATTACTATACTCGCACGGATACCTATAATCCTGTACAAATCCCCATTAAAATAAAGGGACGTGATTGCCAGGACGGTGTAGGCTGCCCTGAGCTATATGACGGAGACAACGTGAAATTATCGGCGACAGGTGAAACAGGTGAGGTGACAATCTATCGCGTGAGAGATCTCGTGCGATAAGAAAGGATGGGTAAGAGTAAGGAGAAATGTCATCTCAAGATTGCCAGGCAGAAGATATCACTGGATTTCCTATGAGGCTAAGTCAAATTCTTACAGATCCCTGGGTGGGCATCGAATCGTCAAACCAGAATACCAAGATGAGAGCTCTAACGGCTCCTTGTGACTTTACAG